CAACCTCTGTTGAAAGACTAACCGCCTACCGTTATGGTAACACTCATGTTCGGATTATAACATATATCCTTTATCGTCACAATATGTCATTTTAATTCCCATAACTTACATTATATTATTACAAAAAAGAACCCATACCATCTAGCATGAGTCCTTTAAAAAATCCTATCCCTTTCTATTTCACTTTCAGCCCTTTAAAAATCTTCGCATAAGTCTTCTTCACTTTCTTCGGCACCTTAATTACCATCTTTTTATTTACACCCTTAAATGCCTTCTTGCTGGCTGTTTTCTTGGTGAGTTTTGTTGTCTTGATCTTTACTGTTTTTAATGCCGGACATTTGTAAAATGCATTGTTGCTGATGCTTTTAACATTCGCTCCGATTACCACAGATTTCACTTTCTTGTTGTTCTTTACAGCTTTGGCCGCTACAGAAGTTACCTTATATCTAAAAAATGATTGATTCCGGTTGTGACAACCATTGGAGTTATCAATTGAATTATTAATCTGGGTTGATATTTAATCGCGATCTTCCATTTATTTTAAATTTATAGTTGAATTCAACAGCAGATCCAAATGATTTGGTTAAAATGCCTTTTATTGAAGAAATTGTATTTACAGAAAACCTCTTATTGTATAAATTTATAATAAACTCTTGTAAATCATTTTTTGTAATTGTTTTTAATTTATAAGACTCCAAAGCAGGTTTTATATATAATCGAATTTTCTTTTACCATTTACGGATGCAATTTCAAATCTATACTGGTAAGAGAGACCATTCTTTGTTTCTCTTTTGTCAATCATTATGTCTTTCATTGTACGAATTTCTCCTTTCTGAAATGGTATGCTAGAATATAGCATCTCAAGCACACATTTTCAAGCGTTATTTTAGAAAAATTATATAAATTTACAGAAAATAAAAAAGGACTTCCACATAAAATGGAAGTCCCAAAACCCGCATAAATAAAGAGTTTTTCTTAGAATCTACCTGCCTTAGCAGCTTCTTCTACGGAAGCTGAAACACTCTGAAAATCCGCTTAACTACTGGATTGTTCAATTTATTTGTGTATTACCTGTGTATTTCTAAATCTACTTATAATATAAACAACTTTTGTTTTTTATTTTCTACACAAGTTATTTATTCTTAATAAGTTTACCTCTTTTCAGCAAATTAATCAACTTCGTATTCTGTGATGCGCCACCTTTGTAATTTTTAATGCCGTTTAAAGTTGCAATTTTCTCCCTGTTTTTCTTCGAAGAATTGATTTTTAATGATTTCAGGGCATCTACAATCGAACTGGATTTTCCACGATATTTAGGATAATATACAGTCTTTGTCTTAGCCGGAGTTTTCTTAGTCTCTTCAACCTTTTTACTCGTTGGCTCTTTATACACTACATTTAAGTCAAAATTACCAGAGTTGCCAGTCGAAATGACTTTCGGAAACCTACCAGAGCTAGTATACTGCCATGCAATATTGGCCGCGTCTGGCTTTTTCTCCTGATCTGGTGCAGTTGCAATCTGCATACGTTTGTTTGAGTTGTAATATCTTGCAATCCACCAATTGTTACACTTTACGAGTTTTCTATCAATATGTTCGTTGTAATAACTCATGCCGGTGTAAACGCCGAACAGATAACCTCTCTTCTCTACAACCTGCTGTGCAGCGTTAATAATCTCGGCAATCTTTGTTTTGTTTAACGATGCCTGTACCTTATCCTCGATATCAAACCACACGCCATACTCAAAGTGTGTTTTATCAATTTTATCAAGAATATCACAGACAAGCTCCATGTCACTTTTAGCCTTTGTCGCTGTAGTTGCGTAAGAGTAATTATATACTCCCCAGGCAATTTCGTTCTCGTTGCAAGCCGCATAATTCTCGTTGAACTTTTTATCTCTGTTCAGATCTTTTCTGATGATTTTTAAGATAGCACCTTGGCAGCCGTATGTCTTCGCTTTTTCCCAGCTTACGACTCCGTTATAACTCGATACATCAACTAATTTTCTCATGCCTTTTCCTCCTTACTTTCCTGTGGCATCTCGTCTGTCATATCGCTCAATGCCTCTTTAATGTGTTCTTTCAATTTTTTCGGTACTGGCAGTCCACATAATGTCATATTTTTTAAAATAGAAACGGCCTCATAAAGAACAAATAACAGGCAGAAAAATTCGCATACACCTAATTTTTGAATACCCAATAATTTTATGTACTGCTCCGGAATCATAAAGAGCATATTAATGTGCATGATAATGTCTACAAGCATCAGTAAGCCTACACTGAGCAGCATAGCCGCCTTTCTGATTGCTCCGTCAATTCCTACGCAAGAATTAAACTTATGTTCTTTAATCGCCCGGAGCACTCCCAAGATAGTGTCTAATACGACAGCGATTAATAAAATTTCAAAAAATGAATTTCCTGTAAGTAATTTCAACGTTTCCTGAATCATAATCTTTCCCTCCTATTTCTCAGCAAAAACTAATACATTACTCCATCTCCCTGGATAGTTGCCGTACCATGCACGGATTTTTACATAATATTTTCCATGCACCATTTCACAATCATCTTTCTTGCAATCACACTCAAAAGCTGCCCAATGGGCTTTTGAGCTTCCGGAAAATTTATATATGTAAGTCTTTGTCTTGTTTTTAAATTTCGGGTCTCTCGAAAATTGATTCTCGAATCCGGTTGCCTTTTTCGCAGGGGTCCACTTGTACTCTATGACTCTCCTATCTTTTTCACTGTCGTATTTGTTCTGCACTGCTGTTGCCTTAGGCCGTGGAGATACCGCTGCATAAATCATGTTTCTATAATTATTTCTACTAACAGTCCTTGCTGAAACATTTGACGGAATAATCATTCCGGCTACAAGCAGCATTGCTAACATTAAACATAATTTCTTCTTCATAACTTTTCCTCCTATTTTACAATTACTACGCCTCTGTATGTTTTGTTCGTACACCTTCGTACATTTTCTTTCTTAACAGTTACTACACTTTTCTTTCCGTCCGAAAACCTCCAAATCTTTCCCGTTTTTGAGTCCACAAGCAATACCACGGTATGAGTCGGGTTGCCCTCTTCAAACAGGACCATATGGCCTTTTTTCAACTTCACATTTAGCTGTTCGGTCGTTAAAGATTTGTGATAAGTTGCCGGCTTCCCTGAGCAGATCATATTGATTCCCCTCGCAATTTCCGTGAGCGGATACTTTGCGCCACACTTCAATTTCTTCTTTACATAAGCAAGACACTGCTGCATATTTTTCTTGATGCCCTTGTAGCGTAGAGCCATGTAAAACGCCACCAGACTGCATCCATGATGCTGGATAAAGTCGCTCTTGAAATCATGCTGACTTGGGACAGGAATCTGTCTTCCATTGTCTAAAATAATTCGCCACGGATATTTCTTTTTTCTCTTCCTGTTTTTTGTTGCTACTGTTCTCATTGTTTTCACCTCCTTAGAGAACAAAAATACACAATAGTATCAATAAATACCATTGTGTATCATGTAAAATATGTTATTATAATTTTATAACCTAATTTCATAGGTTAGTATTTTTTTCATTTTTTAAAAGCAGCTCCGAAAGGGGCTGTTTTCCTTTTTTTATTCGTTCATCGTCTCCTGCAGCTTTGCAGCTTTTTCAATCGCTTTTAAGTCTGTGTCCGTCAGTACGCCGCCCTGGAGTAGTTCGAGCTATAAGGTATCAATGATTCCTGATTGAAGCTGGATGATTTCTGACTGTTTTTCAATCATTTTCAAAACGCTGTTCATACACTTCACCTTCTTCTGTTGTTTCTGTCTCTCCGAGCAAGATTGCGATTGGTTCGCTGTCCCCGCTACGAAACAGAGCAGTTCTACTTTTACCTGCCCAATCATCCGTCAGAAACTCAAATTCTGCATACAAATAATTTCTACTGTTACGAACCGGCACGAAAGTATCTGTCCTGGTAATAATCTGATTATTTACAACAAAGTGTAATACCGGCTGCATTTTCATCCCCCCTTCTATAAAATTCTTGGGATTAACATTAGTTCTAGGTATGTTTTACTAGTGATATCCTTAGACTCTCTCCGTATTTCAAAATGTTGTTGTTCACCCGCATTAAGATTAAACCGTTGTATTTTCCCTTCTGAATATTTATATGCTACTGCGGTTCCGGGTCTATAATAATAATAGACTATCACCCCTTCCGGAATAATAATTGCTAACTTTCTTGAGGTCTTCACACTAAAAGTAGTGCTCTTTAAAACTGAAGAACTTAACGCAAAAGTCAAATCTATTATGTCAGTCAATCCTTTTATCTGCCCCCTTACTGCTGCTCCCGCAGTGTCATACGTTGTGCCATCTACACCGACTCTAATATCCGATACTTCTTTTGTAATATCTGGAATTTTTACTTTTCCGTCATAATCTAATATGTGTATAGTCGTATAAAGTGTTATCCACGTATCATCAAAATCGGCTTCTCCAGTGAAAGAAATCGTATCACCCTCATTTAAGCTAACAATAAAATTTGTAAATTCTTCGTCAGTCTCTCCCACTAAACTAATCATGTATTCGTTTTTTTGTACATCATTAATTTTTAACCTTGCATATTGTCTACCCGTGGACGCATTTACGCCGGTAACTTGAACTTTACAATCAAATGAATACAACCCACTTTTTTTAATCTGAATCTTTGAATCACTGGAAATTGTTATGAAATTTCCTAAATTTTCAGATTTAGAACTAATGTTTTTAAAAACATTTAAAGTTGTCTCTGCAGTAGATGCCTGCGCATCACTTTTACATGACATTAAAAAATTATCGGCTTTATATTCTACAACATTATCGGTAGTGTCCTTAACAAGATTATCAATTCTTTTCCGTTCTATACCTACCTCAGCCTTACGGTCGGCGGTTTCTTTTGATAGATTTGC